GTTGCCGGTCTTCCAATCTCCTACCCATGCCGTAAGGTTCTCATCGTCAACGATCAGAATGTCAGCGATGCCCCGCACCCAAACATCAGGTGCTTTCCAGTTAGTAGGCGTAAGGTCAGCGCGTAGCGCCATCTCATACTCTGCTAGCTTTCTTCCGGGCTTCTTGAGCATGGCGTCCACCACAGGCTGGAACTGCTCGTACTCAGGCGGTATGGGCTTTTGATCTCTGATGTAGTGTTCAATAGCTTCATGCACCTGATTGCCGTAACGCGTGGCCTCGGTCTCTTGGAAGGGGTACTTCTTCAAGACCTTGACCTCGTGATACCTGCGCTGGCAACCCTCAAAATCTTTGAGGCTGCTGTGTGACCATGCTGGTTTTTTCATTTGAGTGTTTCTATGCAACGAATGACTGCGCGTCCTACATGGCCAAAGTAACCGCCACACAAGGAGTCTCCGCTACGGGACTCACAAGAAATCTCGCCCCCGTGAGGGCAATCATCGTTGTGCAAAGGCATTGTTCCATGCTCACTGTTAGGGTAAGGTTTGATGGCTACTGGGCGCCATTTAAGGATTTCAATCTCGCCGTCAATGTTGGTTGTTATCTCTTGAATCATTCGAACCTCGCTGTGTTAATGGCTTTGTTAAGCCGTGTTGCAAACGCGGATACAAACTTCTCGTCACGATACAAGGGGCTGTCCATGTCATGCAGGATTGCATGCGTAAGCTCATGCCAGAATGTGTCGCCGACTTCGTGCTTTGTAAACGGCTTGCCTAAGTGGTTGCGTGTACCGATACGAATGTGTTGCGCGTCATAGTGCACACGCCCCACATAGCTCTTATCGATCATAGCCTCAATGACTTCCACGCTATACCACCGCCTACCTACTCTTATTTTTGTTGGTAACTTCAATACTGCTTCTCCTAGTTTTTTGCTAACCCGTAACGACGATGCGCGCCACCGTCAGCGGACAATGGTATGCCTTGCATATAGCTTGGCTCCATAGTCATCTGCGCTAAGACCCAAGTCTTAGCTTCCTCTACCTCGGCATCAGGTACAACAGCGATCAATTCGTCGTGCACTGTGCCTGCTATGAAGTATCTTTTGGATACCCGTAGCATTCCGTCAGTCATCACAATACGCGCCAGCGCTTGCGTGACATTGTTTGTTACCTTGCCTGCATACAACTTGGTTGCATCGGCGCCGTAAACCCACTGGTCTCTACCCTTCTCATCCTTCTCTCGTCTCAGATTGGGGTAGTGCAAGCTCATTCCATTGGGTAATTCTATACGACCCTTGCGAAACGTCAAGCACTTATATGTGTAGTCATTGCCATCGTACAAAGCCGACTCAATCTGTCTCTCGCACATCTGCCAGAACCCAACCACAGGGTACGCCGTTGATCTATACATATCAATGATGCGCTTGGATGCGACAGCGTGCATGGCTAGTTCGGCAAGGCTACAGGTGTGCGGGATATCCCGTAGCTTGGCTTCGGTGTCGTGCCAACTCCAGAACGCTTCCGCCTGCTTAGGGCTGACACCTAACTGTTTTGCAAAGCTCGACGTGTAGCGCACTGGTGGTGCGCCTAGGAACCCCGTAGTAAGTTGAGACGCAAAGGATGCCCAACCAAGCCCGTAGCCACAGCCAAGTAAAGCCGATTTGGCTGATTGGCGTAAGTCAGGGTGACTCTCTTTCGTGAGGTTTGGTATGTTGAACATCTGCGCACCGAACGCGGCGTAAGGGTCACCGCCAGCACGGAAGATATTGAGCATCTCTGTGTAATCCGAAAGCCACGCAAGTACTCGCGGCTCAATCTGCGAGAGATCCCCGACAACGAGTTGGTAGCCATCGGGAGCCATAATCGCTTTGCGTAGGAACGATCCTCGCTTGAGGTTTTGCATGTTGATGGCCGAACCCTTGCTTGCCGTCCACCTTCCTGTTTGCGCCCCATAGTAAGACAGAGGGACTGGAAGCGCACCACGCTTGCTAATATCGAGGAATCGCTGCGCACGGGTTCTCTCAGTGGTCGATTTAACCCGAAGACGCGCTTCACAAAGTAGGGCAACGTCTTCACGTTCACTGTTGAGTAGCGTTTGAAATAAGGCGTCGCTCTTAGCAAGGGCAAGTGTCTCTTTCCCAGTCGTCTTGCTTGTCTTGGTTGGCGGAACCACGTCGAGTTTTTTAAGTAGTTCAGCAAACTGTTGGTTCGACGCCAGTGCAGTTTCCACCACGTCGAGCTTCTGTAATAGGGCTTCACGTTTTTCCTTTTCATCTAGTATGGCGTCGGTCAGCATGTTGGGGTCAAGCTGCAACACAGGGCGTGTGTACATCTTCAGCGTCATGTCCACAAGGCGTAACTCCTTCGATGGGTAGGCATCCACCAGCCGTTTGAATATTTCTTCGCACAGAAACACATCATGTTTGCAGTACTCAGCGAGTTCTCTTTCGAGCGCGGCGTCCAACTCGTGAACTCCGTTAGTTGAGTGAACCGCTGTTCCCTTATCGGGGAGACCGAAGTCTCTAGCAAGTTTTGCAAGTGAATTTCCAACTTCCACGCCACGTAAAGCTCGCGCCATCGACAGGGTATCGAAGATGAAACATGGTCGGGCGTTGTATCTCCACTCCATAATTGATACATCGAACTGTGCGTTATGGGCAAGTACTGCGGTTCGTCCCCAGTCGACCCCATCAAGGTACTCACGTAGCTCTGTATCTCCAAACCATCTAGTTGGTTCATCGCTTCCGTATACATGGACGCAAGCTCCGAACGCTCTAAATTTATCATGGCGTATGTACTCCTCTGTTGTCATCTTGCTGAGCGTGTAACCTTCCTTGGTGTCCCAGTAGGTTTCGAAGTCGATCGTTAAGATCGTGTCGTATGGTTTGGTCATGACTGATCCCTTGCTCTGATAGCTCTGTAGCAATCTTCTGCGTCAGGTTTGTTTGGCTCATTCTCTTCGGGCGAGTCCAACCATTCGTGCCACATCAACTCACACACCCTTGCACACGCCTCACGCTCATGCTCAATGGCTAAGTTGACCAAAGCAACTAAGTGCGGGGTTGATACAGTCCACGTTGTGTAGTGCTTGTTCTCTTGCACCACTTTGTGCAGTGCTTCTAGGATTTCATCTTGTGTCAATTAAAGTGCTCCTTGGGCGGTGCGTCGAGGACGTTTAGAAAGCCGAAAAAATCGTTTGCCGCCAACATGAGTTGCGACGCCTCCATCTCATCACAGTTTAGGGTGACGACTCCTGCCAGCGCATCTTCAGCGCGTCCAATGATGACAATGCCCTGCGCCTTGCCTTCGCCGTAGCACATCACCAACTTGTGGATCAGTAGCTTGAAGTGGGCTTGCTCGTCGTCTGACATGGCTTGAACCCTGCGGTGTAGTTCTTCTTCTGACATTGCAAAGTCAGGTTCTATGTAGCTCATTTTGTTTCTCCTTTAGTAGTAGTTCTAGGTCTGGTATGTTGTGCTCACGGGCAATGAACACAGTACCGCCTGCGTTGAGGATGGCGTTGAGTTCTCTGTCCTGTAGCGCAGTGGTCTGCCCCTTGCCGGCCTTGCACTCGATGGCGATGAAGTGCCCATCCATACAACCAATGATGTCAGGTATCCCCGCACGGCCAAACCCGTTAGCAGGGGGCATGAAGTGGTACACGCCTAGCCTGTCAAGCAACAGCCGTACCGCCTTCTTTACTTTCCACTCAGGTGTTTCTGCCATTGGATTGTTCCTCCTGCATTTCGTACAGAGTTGTAATGTAGGCAATCATCATCTCAAGCGGGTATTTATTATGGTACGCAAGCATGCACATGTAACTCATGAGCGCAGAGATGCCGATGCCCGCCTGCTGCTTGGCCATGGCTGTCTTGAGTATTTCTACTGCGGCTTCCACTTGCGCTCTCTTGTTGTTGAGTTCGCGGGTTTCTTCTATGTCTTTAGTCATTGATCTCTCTCCTTCGGTTTATAAATATAGCATCGGCAGGGTTGCGTATCTTTTCACGCGATCGCCTTCCCGTGTGTTCTGGTTTCGGGCAGTTCTCAGGTACGTCAACGACGACCCAAATTGCCGCCAATGTATTGCGAAAGGTCGCCTTCTCCCACCGATCGATGTACACACCGAACACACCCTCCAATGATTTGTTGACAGAGCGCACGTCTATGCCAGTAATCTCAGCTATGTCGCTTGACTTCAAACCATCGGGGTGTCGCTTGAGCAGTTCACGAATGATGTTGTGATTACTCTTCAAGTTTCATGCTCCTTTGTTTAGCTTCCACACAATCTTGGCAGATGAATCTGCGTATACCAGTGGTAAGGCCGCCCATCATCTTTTCTGAGCCGCCTTCACGGGGTTTGTCTTTCTGACATTTCCAACACAGCAGCCCTTGGCGTTTTGCCCACTTCTTAAAATGCTGGTGCGGGCTAACTGCAAAATTGTTGCTGTCCAGTACATTAAAAGTGCCGCTGTCTTTCATGTTTTCATGTCCCGCACGTACGTGGCAAAGCTGTCGGCTGTGTCGCCAAAAGCAATG